CAGTACCAGTAGCGAAAGATGGTGGACTAGTATTTACTAGTATTGCTATAGGAACAATATAATCCTTCCTTTACTATCGACAGCGAGAAAGCACCTAAATCCTAGGTGCTTTTTTATTTTATGTATCTTTGTAAAAAGATTTTCAAATGATAAATTCTGTAAGAAACACTGTGCTTGCTATTATAAACAAGAACAACTATGGGTATATATCTCCTAGTGATTTTAACTTGTTTGCAAAACAAGCTCAATTAGACATATTTGATGAATATTTTATTTTATATAATCAACAAGTAAATGAAGAAAATGCAAGAGTGTCAGGGAGTGATTATGCTGATATTAAAAAAGGTTATGAAGAGGTAATTGACACCTTTTCTGTTAACGCTTTTTTAACACAAAATAATAATAATGTTTATTATCTACCATCCACAACCACTACAGGAAATGATTATTATTTATTAAATAATGTGTACTGTTATAATGGAGGGATTTTTCAAGGAGAAGCAGAAAAAGTAAATAACAATAAAATAAAAATGATTTTAAATTCTATTCTTACATCACCTTCAACTAATTTTCCAGTTTATACTCAACAAGGAGATAGCATAACAATTTATCCAAATACTTTTTCTAACGCAAATGATGTTGAGGCTCAATATATACGATATCCTAAAGACCCTAAATGGACTTATGTTTCTTTATATAATGGAGAGCCTTTATTTGACCAAACACAAAGTGATTATCAAGACTTTGAATTACCAATAGATGATTCAAATAATTTAGTTGCTAAAATTTTGCAGTACGCTGGTTTATCTATAAGAGAAGCAGATGTTGTTCAATTTGGGCTATTAGAAGAGCAAGAACAAAATCAAAATAATACATAATTATGCCATATATAAATCAAAAAAAATATTATACAAATGATGGTGTTAATCCAACTAATGAGAATTGGGGACAATATCAATATTTATCTTTAAGTGATGTAGTAAATAACTTTATGTTAATGTATGAAGGAAACTTATCATCAATAAACAATGAGCCTAGATATAAAGTTTTATTTCATGCAAAACGAGGTATTCAAGAATTAAATTATGACGCATTTAAAGATATTAAATCCTTAGAGCTTAAAGTTTATGATGATTTAAGATTTGTTTTGCCATCAGATTATGTTAATTGGGTAAAACTTTCTTTGTTCAAAGATAATGTAATTAGAGATTTAGTTGAAAATATTCAAGTCCAATCAGCTATAGGTTACAATCAGTCTGGAACAGCTGATTTTGTATACACTGCAGGTAATTCAGTTTCAACAAAAACTTCAGATTTAGACAAAGCAAGAACTGATGGTTCTCTCGAAAGTATATATTTAAACCAAAACACAGAAGGGGATGTAAATGCTATATGTAATGACTGTGATGATGACTTGTATAACTCACGTATTGGCGCTAGATATGGTTTAAATACTGAAACAGCAAATTTTAATCCTACCTTTACAATTGATAAAAAAGCTGGTGTTATAAATTTTGATTCAACCATGGCTAATCAACAATGTATTTTACAATATATATCTGACGGAATGGAAAATGGTGATGATTCTTTAATATCAGTTAATAAATTATTTGAAGAATATATTTATGCTTATATTAAGTTTGAAATATTAAATAATAAATTTGGCGTTCAAGAATATATTATAAATAGAGCTAGAAAAGATAAGCAAGCTTTACTTAGAAATGCTAGAATCAGATTAAGCAACATTCACCCTAGTAGATTGATTATGAATATAAGAGGGGAAAACAAATGGATTAAATAAAAATGGCTAAGATTCAAAGAAACTTTATTGCCGGGCGAATGAACAAAAGCCTTGATGAAAGGCTAGTGCCAAATGGTCAATATATTGATGCTTTGAATGTAAGAGCAGGAACAACAGAGGAAACAGAAGTTGGTTCAGTTGAAAACACGAAAGGGAATATACCTTTAACAACTTTACAATATATAGACGGGACTTCTTTAAGCAGTAATGCTGTTTGTATAGGTGCTTTTGAAGATGGAGCAAACGAAACAATTTATTGGTTTGTTCACGACCCTTCATTTACCGTAGGAGAAACAGATATACTTGATTTGATAGTGTCATATAATACTGCTACAGGAGCTATAATTTATCATGTCGTAAGTATTAACAATTCAACTGGTAATATTACTACTTTAAATTTCAGTGAAAACAATTTGATTAACTCAATTAATAAAGTAGATGATTTATTGTTTTTTACTGATAATATAAATCCTCCAAGAGTAATTAATATTAATAAAAGCTATGCTGTTCCTCTCAATAACGTAGATAGATTTTTAGCCAATGACTTGTTGGTAATAAAAAAACCTCCAACTACAGCTCCCACTATAAATTTATTTGAAACTACTCAAACTGATTCTTATTTAGAAGATAGAATAATTTCTTTTGCGTATAGATATGAGTATGAAAATGGTGAGTATTCCGCTACTTCACAATTTAGTGCGCCTGCATTTGACCCTGGAGTTTTTCAGTTTAGCGTAAATAGCTATCTAAATGAAGGAATGTTAAATTCTAAAAATGCAGTCAACATTACTTTTAACACTGGTAGCGAACTTGTAAAGTCAATAGATTTATTATTTAAAGAAGTAGATGATAGCACTATTAAAATAGTGGAGAGCTATAATAAACAAGAATTAGGCTGGGCTGATAACGATTCAAGGACTGTTCAATTTACTAATCAAAAGATTTTTACCATACTTCCTTCTTCAGAAATTTTAAGATTATATGATAACGTACCTAAGCTAGCAAAAGCTCAAACAATAATGTCAAATAGACTTATTTATGGTAATTACACAGAGGGTTATAATTTAACTGATATTAATAGTAATCCCGTTAATTTAGAATATACTGTTAGTCATGTTTTTGATGAAATTGAATCTGCTACAATACCATCTAATTTGTCTCAAGGAAACTACACAATAAGTTCACCAACAATCGTTCCTTCTATAAACATAGATGATAGCAAATTTACAATTAATTTATCTGGACAGGTTTCTCAATTAAAAGCTGGAACAACTTTAATATTTGAAATAGGTTTTGTTCATAGCGCTTTTCAAGTTCCAGCAACACAACCAACTCCGACTGCTCCGGGTAGTAGTTTTTTTGTTACTTGGAGTTATACTTTAATTAGAGATTATACAAGTGTTTATGATTTAGCAACAGATACTGATTTTGTAGAAAAAATTGGAACAAGTACAAGTTCCGGTACACAAGGTACTATACAAACTGTTTCATATCAACAGCCTAACTCTTCTGAAGGGTTTACATTTACGGATGCAATAAATGCAGCTATTCCACAATCTTTAGACAGCACATATAGTTTAGACCAAACAGGTATTACATCTAATACAGTAGGTATACCTAATATTGCATCTCCTAACACTTTAAGAGGTGAGCCTGTATCTATAACTGCTCCTGTAACAACAGGTACAACAATTACTTTTCAAATACCAGCAGCTTTTTATATTCAAACAGCTTCACCTAATAATTCAGCTTATGAATATTTTAGACTTATACAATCAAATATTACATTTCAAAGTTCAGTAAGTAATGCAAGCTTGCACTCTAATAGAGGATATGAACTAGGAATAGTTTATATGGATGATTACAATAGGTCTACTACTGCGCTTGTTAGCGATAACAATACAGTTAATATTACTTGTCAGTATTCTGATTTTCAAAATAAAATACAAGCAACCATACCATACACTATGCTTGCTCCAAGATGGGCAACAAGATATAAGTTTGTTTTAAAACCCACAGCAACAACTTATGAAACAATTTACAGTAATATAACTTTTACTGACAGTGACACAGGGGAAGCGTATTATTTACTAGAAGGAGAAAATGCAAATAAAATAGAAGCTGGAGACAGGTTAATAGTAAAAAGAGATAACGCAGGTATTGTAAATAGATGTGCTAACGCAACTGTTCTTGAAAAAGAAACAAAAGCAGCTAACTTTATAACTGTACAAGTGGGTGGTGTAACTGTAGAAGTACCAGGTGGTGTATATATGAAAATAAACCCCTCTAACTTTTCAGCCACAAATTCTTATTTATCTAATATAAATGTTAATATTGACCCGGTTACATCTAAAATAGATAATAGATTTCCTTTTATTGTTTACCCATTTTTTATAGCAGGTTCTCCTAATACTCAATATGATGTTCCAATAGGAACAGAAATAACATTTACCATTGAGATGACAAGAAATGGAGGTAGCGCTACATTTGGGCCAGGATGTTCTAGGAGAAATTATACCTATGATAAAACTTTTACAGCTTCAAGGGATTTTACAGATATGAAAGCGTGGTTTGAAGGCGATAATATAGGTTTAACTTTAGACGATGGTATCAAAGAATTAAGCCCTGATTCTCAAACAATGAATAACACTTTTATTGCACCTTATTCAGGTTCAATTACAGGTGAGCCTAACACTTATATTAATACTTTAAGCCCTGGTGGCAGCGAGTTGACTGAAGCTCAAATACAGAATGTATTTGGCTCTTCTGCAAATGACCCTTTTAATACTAATTATTATACATTATACACAAATGGTTCAGATAATTATTTAATAGTAAATGGAACGGCTGCTTGTTCAGATACTCCAAATAGACAATCTACTATAGATGTTAACTTTCAAGTTATTAGAGCTAATTCCACAACAGTTTTTGAAACTGAACCAACAGAGGCTTTACCTGATGTATGGTTTGAAAACAATGAATCATTTGTTGTTAACGCTGATGGTACTCATAATGGTAATGTAACAAATCAAAATACTTCAACTCAAACTAACGCTGTAATTAATACTAATTTTTTTAATTGTTTTGCTTTTGGTAACGGTGTTGAAAGTTATAAGGTAAGAGACTCAATAACAGGTAAATCATTTAGTTTAGGAAATAGAGTTTATTCTACATCAAATGTAGATTATAAGGAAGCCCACAGATTTGCTGATTTAACTTATAGTGGAGTATATAATGATGAAACTAATGTAAATAAACTTAACGAATTTAATTTAGGTCTAGTTAATTTTAAACCACTCGAAGATTCTTTTGGAGATATAGAAGTACTCTATGCTAGAGAAACAGATATTCTTACATTACAAGAAGATAAGATTTCCTATGTGTTAGCAGGTAAAAATATTCTTACCGATGCTGTGGGAGGAGGTTCAGTTACTTCAGTTCCTGAAGTTTTAGGTACACAAATTGCTAGAATAGAAGATTATGGTATAAGTAATAACCCAGAAAGTTTTACAGCTTGGGGAGCGGACAAGTTTTTCACTGATATTAAAAGAGGTGTTGTTCTAAGATTGACTGGTAGTTCTGCTCAAAATGAACAATTATCAATTATTTCTGAAGAAGGTATGAGGAGTTGGTTTAGAGATTTATTCACCACTGCAATGATGACTCAGAAGCTTGGCGCTTATGACCCTTATATGAATGAATATGTATTTTCTTCAAATACAAAATTACTTCCACAAGCTTCTTTATGTTTAGCTTGTAATGTTGCTAAAAACATTACAATACCAGCAAATGATGCATTTATTTATTGTGTAGATGTTACAACTAAAACAGGAACTATTACAGTTGATTACATAATACCTACAGAACAAGTTCAAGACATAATAACTGAATCAACACAAGAAAATATTGTAACTGAAGGTGGAGTAGAAATAGAAACCGAGTCTAGTCAAAGTTTTACTTTTTACACTGTTAATGTAATATATAACGGTGTAACTTATTCAAGTGGCCCTGTTAATGTTAGTGGTTCATTTACATTTAATAAAAATGCATCTGATGTAACACAGGCGGTAGTAAGCGTGACATCTGATGCTTCTTTTGATGACACTATTCAAATTACAGTTGGATGTCCTTCATCCCCTGTTTTAAACGTGTATAGTGTTTGTGTAACAAGCTCTGAGGATGCAGGTAAATTTATTCATAATGAGTTTTTATGGACAAATGGAGCTACGACATCACCTTTAGAATCTGACTCAGTTACATTTAGTACAAATACAACTGAACCTATTGTTTCTCAATATCAGTTTTTATCTGGAGAACAAGGGTCTGGTGTAATACCTCCAGAGAACTCAACTATAACTATAAGAAGTAATAAAATAAACTTTGATAATTTTGTTTTCAACACTACATCTAATAAGTTTAGATACTTAAGAACAGATACTGTTTATCAAAATACACCATCTAATATTACATCTTTATTATCTGCATCTATAGAAGCTACTCCTTTAAATACTGCGGGAGCTCCTACTTTATATAGTGCGAATTTTGGGTTACCTGTTGGTGGTAATAATTTATATATAATTTATGATTATAGAGAATCAACCAGCCAATCTTTATGTTACTCATCAACAACATTAGATGACGCGTGTTGTAACTGTACTCCAATACCCGCTCCGACTCCAAGTCCTACACCGACTCCAAGTCCAGTAGCACCAGCTCCTCAGTATAATTATTATAGAGCTTTTGAGTGTTTTGGAGGAACAGTATTTATCAAAGCTTTAACTAGTTTTAATATTAGCCCAGGGGATGTTGTATTATATGAGTTCCAAGGGTTTGACAGTATTTGCGCTACTATTGAAGCAGTCGCAGGAACAGGTTTGGATGGAGAAGTAACAGCTATCGTAAATGGATGTAGTGATAGTAGATGTGGAATCGATGATAGAGATATAATTTAATTAACTTTGTAGATTAAATGGCAACAACAGGTACTTATTATTTTGATTCAGCAAATTTTTCAACAGCTAATGCTATGTTTTTAGATGCTGCGTTAAGTACTTTTGCTCCTGATGGGTGGTATTCAGACCAAAGCATTGTAAGGCAACAAGTGGCTGGAGTTTTATTTAACTCAACTCCTTGTCCTTCTTGTACTCCTAGTCCGTCGCCGACTCCTAGTCCGTCGCCGACTCCTAGTCCGTCGCCGACTCCAACGCCG